ATCGACAGGATATTCTCGATCGCCTTGTCGTCTAAGATCATGCCCCAAGGCATGCCTTCCTGCGGCGATGCAGACCAAGCGACCGCTTCGATCATTTCCTTCGTCACGGCAATAGCGGTAGTCATGGCTTCCGAGCCTCCGAAATAATTTTGAGTGCCGCATCGGTGTCCCCGGAAACCCTCCAGAGACGATCGGCCAACGTGTTTGCGTCAATGCCGTGGGATTTCCACCAAGCCTGCTCATGGCCGGTCTTGTGCTGAGCATTCGGGCCGGTGCGATGTTCGTCAGGAAGGAGCGGTAGAACCCAATTGTCTCCGGCCTTGGTTCCCTTGCCGCGCATGTGCTTTCCGAAACGCTTGTCCGGAAAATTGACGTGGGCTGCCTCGCAACCGTATGCTCCGGAAATCACGGAGGGCAGGGAGGCAATCCAGGCTAAATGCCGGGGATCACGGATCTCCTGCGTTTCCTTGGCACGGCGGGTGTCTGCAAATGCAGTGTCGGGGCGTTTAAAAGCGAAGGCCATCATTTGCCCATCCACTTCTTCAGCAGACGGAACCAGCCCACGTACCCGATGGAGTCGCGGAAGCGGTTGACCTGCTTTGCGGCCTCGATTTCCTGACGGAGACGTTCCGTTGTCTCATGGCGGCGGGCGAGGTACTGGACTGTGCTGGTGCGCGCATGGGGGTATTTGATGAGATGTGATTTTATAACATCGCTCATGCTGCGTTCCTTTCGTCCATGAATCCACGACGGCGCGTTTCGACAAGCTCGATTCCGTGTTGAGCGCAGAAAGCCAGCGTGTATTCGATCAGACTGGCAGCGCGCCGAACTGTCATGCTCGCGCTACTCTCCCGGATCGCGACGAACTCGCCTTCAATGCCCGGTATGACTTCGCCTGCATGATTGGTTGCCACGGAATGGCCGCTGATGAGGATTGCCTTCCACTGGTCTGGCGTCCGCGTCTTCCCCGCCCATTTGAGCGGAGAACGTGCGATATCCGAAACAATCGCGTGAAACTTGGCGTTCTGATCGTTCGAACGCTTCGGCTCGGAAACGGATACGCTAAAACCTTCCGGGGCCATGCGTACAGCGGTCAGGGCGTTATTCCTGACGTGATCGTTGATGAGGATGAACCGCTGGGCCATATCATCCCTCACATGAACGGTACGTCGTCATTGAGCGCTTCGCTCATAGACTGCTTGGGTTGGGGGCCTTCATCCTTGCTGAAACCGTCCAGCATCGTCAGCACGGCATTGAAGCCCTGCAAGACAACTTCCGTCGAATACCGATCGTTGCCGCTCTGGTCCTGCCATTTCCGTGTCTGTAGTTGACCCTCGATATAGAGCTTTGATCCTTTCTTGACGTATTGCTCTACTACCTTCACCAAGCCTTCGGTGAACACGACGACCGAATGCCATTCCGTGCGCTCTCGCTTTTCGCCGGTATTTTTGTCTCGCCATGCCTCAGATGTGGCGATGCGGATATTCGCGATGGCGGCTCCTGATTGGGTGCGGCGGATTTCGGGGTCGGCTCCAACGTTACCTACGAGGATTACTTTGTTGACGCTTCCGGCCATGCTTATTCTCCTGCCATGAGCGGATGCATCACGCGCTCGTTAACTACGGTTGATCCTGGGAATGTGTCTTCGATGTCTGCCACGACATCCTGAGCCGGGGCTTCCTGCTTCTTCTTCAGTTCGAAACCCAAGGCCACGAACTCTTCGTGCAGGTTCTTCTGCCAGTCGGTCGGTAGCTTCTTGCGAAGGGTTACGCACTCTGCGTCTTTCCACCACGCGGCAAGATCGGCAGTCGTCCTGCACAGCCGCATGTCCTCGACAAGTTTGGCGTACAATTCGCGGGAATTCTGATCCTTGGAGGCCGATTTCTGCACCTCCTGCTTTTGAGGCTGGCTTACTGGCGGCGTTGTGCCTTCTACGTTCGATTGTGTCTTGTCGTAGAGCGCTAGACCGAAAGGATTGCCGAACGTCATCAAGGCGCGCTTCATCGCGTCGGACTCGGCTTCTTTGATCGCGCTTTCGTGCGCAAGGCCAAGATCAGCGTCAATTCCATGACCGGCGCCGGTTCCTTCGCGGATGATACGGCCTACCGTTATTCGAACCTTGGCTGTGTAGGTGACGCCCCATCCGTCACGCTGGTACTGTCCCTGACCGATCTTGCGTTCCCGCTCCATGACGCAACGGCACTCAACGGTTTCCCGGTCCCACGCATCGAAACCGAAAATGCGGTTGGCCTCGTCGATCGCATGCCATGCCTCGATATAGGAGAGGGTGGACTTGCCTTGTTCGCGGGTTTTCACCGCATCGCGCGCAAGAGGTGCCTTTAGCGAGTCAATCTGGATATCGGTAAACTGCGTCATCAGAACATCCGATCTATGATTTCAACGAGGTAAGCGGAGTTGACCTTTTCCGGGTCTTTCTCTTTCACCTTCGAGACGAGCTGAACGAAATACGCTGCATCCACGCCGGTAAGCTGATCCTGAAGGACCGCATGATCCTTCAAGTCCAACTCGCTGATCTGCAGCATCATCTTGAGGATTTGGCCGGCGTTGACGGTCCACCCGCGCTTGATGAACTTCCGGAGACGGATGACGGAGCAAATCGGGTATTTGCTGCCGACATAGCGAAGCTCTTTCGCCAGAAGGCTTTCAAGGGCCGGCTGCCTCAGGACCAACTCATCGTCATTATTGGTCCAGTAATTTGTGCAGTGCACGTAGTCGTAGTTCTCGTGGATCTTGTCGGCGCTTCCGTAGAAGCGAAGGACGATCTGCACCTTATGACTAAGGGTGATTGCGTTCGTGGACAGGAACACAGGCCTATACTTCGGCTTGCCGTCGTCAACCGCCAGAGCGGCTTCCGTGCTTTCTTCCAAAGCCTGCTCTATGTCGCCCGCATCGCCGAGAACTTCGCCGACATACTCGCCGGCCGCGTCGTCAGGGCGGCCTTCAAAATACTCATAAGGCTTTTCCGAGCCTTCCTCGCTGGCGATCCCGGCTGACTTGACTACGATCCGAACTCGGTCGGTGTCGTGATCGACATAGATAGGAACCTCGATCCCAGCCTTGTTTTTGGAATGGAACCGGCTGACGTAATATTTCGCTACGGCTACGGTCGTTTCCTTGTTCGTGAAGTAGAGATCAAAGTCGTTGACCTCCTCGTTCAGGAGCATGGATGCGATGCACCCACCAGTGACTACGGTATTCTTTGCCGCCAGACCACGGACCGTCTCGTCCTCGATGGAGGAAAGCCAGTCATCAACTTTGGCCTTTATGACTTTCTTGATGGTCTTGGCCTTCACAGCACTTTCTCCTCAACAATATCGAAGCCCTGGATTTTGCGGGTGCCGGCGCGCACGGCCTTGTCGGCTTGCTCCTGAACGAACGTCATCAGTTCGTCACGGCGCTGCACCCAAACCCAGGCGGCGGCTTCTTTCGGGTCCATCATGACGGCGCGGTGGACGGTACGGAGCCCGGTGGCGCGGCCTTCGCCTTTTGCGTGGGCCTTGGCGTTCTCAGCCTTACGGGCGGCTTCCTCGGCTGCCTTGGCTTCCTTCACCAGAAGCTCGGCCTCTTCCGTTTGGGAAAGGTTGGCGGCGTCACGCTGGCGCATGGCCTCCATTGCCTCTTGCTGTTTGCGGGCGGCTTCCTCTCGGGCCTTCTTGGCTTCCTCTTCCTGCTTGCGCTGGAGGGCCAAGAGGTAAGGCTTTAGAGAGGCCTTTACGGCTTCTTCCGCCGCTTCGGCTTTGGAGAGAACCGGCTTGTAGCGAGCCTGGACCTCTGCCTTGCCGTCATCGAAGGGCTTGGCTTCCGCCTTTCGGTTTTTCTCGGCTTCCTTTGCCGCTTCACGAATGCGGGTCTGCAACGTGTTGAGGGCGTCGGCCTGCTCCTGCTTGGTGACGGGCTCGCCGTCCAGCCATTGCTTGGCTTCCTCGTAAAGATCCTCGATCGCCTCCTTGCATAGCTCGAAAGGCGAGCGATTATGGCCGATCTTCGCTGCTGCTGCGGTCATTGCACTCTCCTTCATATTACATGAGACCAGTTGGTCCCGCTTACGACGCCGTAAATGCCGCCGCGTGACATGTTGAATTTCTCGGCTAATTGGGATGTGGTCAGAGCTTTAGAGAGATCCCGTATTTCCCTGACTTGCTCTTCGGTCAACTTCGCCGAAGGAGACCCTTCTCCCATCGGGATCGATCCATGGAGACGCTTATCGTGAGTGTTTTCGAGCGGGGTTGCCCACCGGAGATGTCTTCTGGAAACACAACCGGAACTACCGTTACCGCATCGATGAGCTGCTTGGAGTTCGCTTGAACTCGGCGCTCCATGCTCTTGTTCGCAAACGTATCTGTGCACATAGACGCGGCGACCATTTACGATAGCTACGCCATACCCATCGCCGGCCTTCGCGTAAGGCCACAGCAGGCATTCTTCGCCCTCGTGCTTGAGGACCGCATTCTGAATGAAATTCGAGATTTCTCCCTTGTAGGATCGTCCTGACAAGGGGTCTCCATACCTCCTCCACCGGTTATAGTGGGATGAGCAATACCCGCGACGGATAGGCTTGCCATGGCAGTCTTCAATTTTGCACATCAGCTTCACCCTCCATCAGACGAACGCGGGATAGATAAAAATCTGCATCGTCTTCCCTGACTGCGGCGCTGGTCAGAAACCGTTCGCGCCAGTAGGGGGATGCGGTGGCTGCTTGTTCGCGGTAGTCTTTCGCCTCCTCACGGGCCGTCTGTGCGAAGCGCCGAAGCTGGACAGGGTTCATTGCCATTGTGCCGTCTCCTGGTTCTCAGCCTTCACCCGCTCGAAAGCAGGAGCCGCTACGAACACCCAAACGAAGCAAGCAGCGAGGAGGACAAACATCCCTAGTAGCGCATACTGCGGTGTTGTCGTGTCGTATGGAGCGGGGCGAGGCTTCGTAAACCTCCCAAGGTGAACCGCATGGGACTTGCACTCTGTTTGGGTGCAAGAACATTCTTGGAATGGGCGAATTGAGCAGTCGTTAGGCATTAGTCCCAATCCCCGTAGCGCGAGTTGTAATCTTCAAGCTCTTCAGCGATCCGCTGATCACGGCGAGACTGGCAGCCCCCGCAGATGCGGTAGACACGCCCATACATGCCCTCGTCGTAGTCTCTGGCGTCCCTGAGATCGGTTGCCGGCTCCCTGCACCATTCGCAGTTGCCAGTTCTGGCTGCAGCCGCTTCCGCCCTGCCTGCTTCGGAGCATCGATAGGTGCGGCGCTCATCGAGGCACTGCTGGCATATGTCTTCCATTTCGCAGCCAAAGGAATCCGTCTCGCCTTGGATGCGGGCGACTGCTGGATGATCGGGGTGGTAGTCGCACATCATCCCGTCAGGGACGGAGTGAGAGGTTCCAGGCAAAGAGCTGATTGGTCCAGTAACGTCTGCCATCTACTCCCCCTCCCGGCTTTCGTTGAGGGCGGAGCGCGCGCGCGCGGCTATCTCGTTGCACTTTGCGAGAAAGGCGCTTGTGTCCTCATATTCGTGACCCTCGGGTGTCGTCCAAGTAGGCCCGTTACGGTCGTATCTCTCTTGAGGATCCATCGCGTCGGAAAGGATTTCCTGTAGCGCCTTGCGCAGTATCGCTATCTCGGCTTTCTGGCTCTCGAAGAGGGAAAGATCACTCTTGAGCCCAGCAGCTTCCGCCTCTTTTTCTGCTTTCGCGCAGATCTCCCGCCACTCTTCTGGCGTCCACACCCCTTCAATCCCAGAGGAAGGGGTAGAGCGGCCTTCGGCGCGGGCTATTGCGGTAGCAAGAAGGAAGTGATCACCTCGCTCCTCTTCGAGGTGTTCGCTAACGTATCCGCGCTCAAGAATTCTACGCGCCACCGCCAGCAGATCAGGAGCGGCGGCAATCAGGCGGGCGTTCGCTTCCTTGTCTGGACCCTCAAGTTTGCAAATGATCCAGCCGTCGTTTACCCACCCATGTTCCTTTTCGCTTTCGACTTTCCAGCCATCTTCGTTCACGGCCCACGGGCCATTTGTGTAGCTCATCGTGCCGTCCCCTCACTAAGAGAAGCGCCACGGACGGTCTGACCCTGCAGCAGCTTGCTCAGGCCCGGACGGTCGCGGAACACGGATGGCTCAGGACGACCTGCGTCGATGTAGGCCATCGTACGAAGCGCGTTGTAACGGCGGCTGTCGTAGTCACCCTCGTCAACTGCAGAGCCAAACTCAGCCTGCGCAAACTTGCCGATCGGGTGCTTGTCGTTCTGGATGATGTCAGCCACAGCCTTGAAGAGTTCCTTCGTCAGGCTATAGTGGCCCTTGGGGACGTTCCCGCTCGGGGTGAGGACAAGACCGCCGTCAAGGACGACTTCCGAGACGTAGAAGGCATGGGGCTCGGAAGGGTCGGCGCTTTCCAGGGTAGCCGTTCCGTTCAGAAGCATTCCAGTGACGATGCGGTCATTGAGGACGGGCACCAGCTCTTCGAAATCGAATTGAATTTCCATTACGCACCTGCCGTTGCTTTGGAGACTGCTGCGCGGAAAGCGCTAGTTTCTGCGTCGTCTGGAAGTCCAACAGCGTCTATCTGTCTGAGATATGAGATAGCGGCATCAAGAAGGTCAGGAGCTGCCGCAATCAAGCGAGCGTCAGCGCAGTTGATGCCGCGCACGTCATACCGATAAACGCTGCCGTCTCTCCTTGCCTCGTCCATTCCGACGATAGACCGGTCTCCCACCTCAAACTGAAGAAGGTCTTTCGCATCAACCATTCCGCCTTTCTCGCGCGGCTGGAAACGAGGTTGCGCGCCCCGCATTCCCCAGCGAGTGAAATCCATTACGTATCGACGGCCACTGTGTGTGGTGGCTAGATACACCGAATTGCTGCTGCCGTTTCCGAACCATGCCCACGGTCCCGGCGTATGCTTTGCTGTGTCTGACATGTTCTGCCTCCTACGAGGGGGGGGGGGGGGGGGGGGGTTAGGCGTCTGGGAGGGGGTCGTTTGCGTCGGCAATGATTTGGCAAAGCTCTCCGCGCTCTCGGACTAGATCGAAATAGTCGTCAACAATCCCCAAACCCCCTTTCTTTCGCCCACCCCTTTCGGTCTTTTCTTTTTCTTTTCCTTCTTTTAGTTCGTTTCTCTGTACCTAACATCGAAAGAGCCCACTCTTGA